GCACCTTCTCGGCGTCCTTGTCACCGTCCTCCACCACCGCTTCGGACACCTTCAGCATCAGCCCGATGACCTCGTTCTGCGTGCCGCTGCTGATCGTGTCCGGGTGGGTGAACGTCAGAAGCGCGTCGGCCAGCACTGCGATCTCCTCCGGGCTGTAGACGTCGGTGCGCACCATCGCCGCCGCCAGCACCGCTGCGTACTCCTCGTCGGTCATGCGGTCCCTCCCTCGTCGACCTGGAACACGCTGTCGATAGCCGCCCCGTGCACCGCCATGAAATCCGCCCTGTCGACCCCCAGGTGCACGGACGCGCTCCTGGCCTGTTCGAGGATCTCGGTGCTGCACATCACGGCCACGGCCCACGGGATGGAGACATTGCTGTCGCCGATCCCCAGGGTCACGTTGCCCTCGTCGGTGTGGCCGAACTTGACCACGGCCCGGGCCGTCGGCTCCGGGTAGTTGCAGTCGACCAGCGCCAGGTATGTGGCCAGCGCGGCCACCAGGTCCGAGTTGCGGTCCTGGGCCGCCCTCGACGCCAGTCCGATCACCGGACGGGCCGTGGGGTCCACCGCCTGGTACCGGTCGAGCAGGAGCTGGCGCACCTGGTCCAGGGTGAGCAGCTCTTCCAGCGAGTACTCGCGGTCGCTCTCCAGCTCCCCGGTGATCACTCCCGACAGGAACTCCGAACGTTCCCTATCCATCAACGCCTCCCTTGCACGACAAAGCCCCGCGCACCAAGTCGGTGCCGGGGCCGTGAGTCATAGCTGTCGCTATGAACTCCATTCATTATAGCATAATCGCTGGTCACGGACGCGTGTCCGAGTAGAGCAGAGCCCATAACAATGCTTCGACCAGGCCGTCGCCCTCGTTGCGTGCGACCGCCTGGAGCACCAGCTTCACCAGAGCCCGCTGGGCCACCGGCGACGGCTCCGGCATCCTGCTGCGCACGCCGATCGCCAGGTGCGCCAGCTCGACTCCGTCGTTGACGTTGCCGAGCGCCATCTCGCGGCCGGACTCGATCAGCAGCGACGCCACGATGTCGTCCGTCTTCATCGGGGCCCAGATCACGGGGCCTTCATCTCCTCGGCGGCGAGCGCCAGGTACCCGATCGCGTCCACGTAGGTGTCGAGGTTCTCCGGCCGGTGCTCCATCCGGCCGATCTTGAACAGCGCCATCATCACCATCACGTCCCGGGCGGTGAACGACCGGCCGTAGTACCCGGTCCACAGGTTGGCCACAGTGGCGTGCACACGCCCGGCAGATCCGGTGGTGTTCGAGCGGTCGTCCAGCACCCTTCCGACTATTTCGAGCACGTCCGACCACGTCATCGGCGCTTCAGCGGCGTCCACGTCACGTCTCTCCACAGCAGCAGTCCTCCTTTGTCGTAGATCTGGCCCCGCAGCGGCGGGAGCAGCTTGCCGTTGAGCTCGGGGCGCCACGTGAACTCGTAGACACCCACGTGCTCCACTTCGGCCCCGTCGAAGGGGCCTCCCCACCACGTCGACTTCACGCGTCGTCGTCCTCGAACTGGGACAAGGTGGCGGCCTCCGATCTGGTGATCTCGTCGAAACGCCCCCGCGCCGGCTCGAACGCCGTGAACCACCGCGTCTTCGGCCCGTTGCGCACCTTGTCCGCCACATGCTGGAGCACACCCTCGCCGGTGCGCCGCATCATCACCACCACATCGGCGTCGCGACCCAGGTGGTCGCTCTCCGCCAGATGCACTGTCTTCGGCATCCCTCGATCTCCCTCTCTGTTCACCTGTGCCGCAGCCACTATCGGCGTGCGGGTTCGCAGTGCGACCTGCTTGAGCTCCTTGCTGACACTGCGCACCACCTCCCAGGTGGCGCCGTTGCGGGCGCCGCGGGACGGGGTCAGCAGGCCGACGTGGTCCACCAGAACGAGATCGCTGTCGCGAGCGCAGCGAGCGACAAACTCCGGTGTCGCCGGCAGCACGTGGCCCGGGTCGCTGATCCGGATACGGCCCTTGCCCATCAGCCGCTTGGCGGACGCTATCGCGCCCGCCCGCTTGTCCCCGTCGTCGGAGTCCAGCGCCGCCAGCAATTTCGCCGAACTGCGCTGGCTCCCCAGCAATATGCGGGTGACGCGCTCGGCCACCGCATGGCTGGGCATTTCCAGGGACACGTAATGCACGCTGCGCCCGGCTTTCAGGGCGGTGGCCGCGTACGCCGCCATCACCCAGCTCTTGCCGTGGTTGAGCCGGGCCCCGACGTACCAGAGGTCACCGGGGCGAATGCCGCCGGTGACCCGGTCCAGCGGCTCCCACGGCACCGGAAGCGACCTCACCTTGTCCGAGTCCGCCGCCGTCAGAACGAGATCCAGGCCCTCGTCCCATGCCGCGGCACGCGGAACCGTGGCATCCAGCACCTCCGACAGCATCGAGCGCGCTGCGTCCACGTCGTCATCTCCGAGCTCTCTCGCGGCGGACGCCATGGCCCGCCGCAGCTTCACGTTGTCGGCCTCATGCCGGAGCAGACCCGCTGCCCACGTCGGGTCCACGCCCTTCGTATACGGAAAAGTGGGCATCTTCCTGGCCAGCACCTCGACCGACGGTGGTCGCCCGGCTGCGGCCGCGTGCGCTTCGCACAGGGCCCACGTCCTGGTGAACGCCGTGATGTCCTCCGCGGAAATCCCCCAGCGGTCCGGGTGCCACTGGCCCAGACCCACCAGAGAGCTGATGAACAGCGCCTCCGGGTGTGAAGCCTCCGGCCGTGACGAATGGCCCCCCGACCTGTCCGTCACGACAGTGAAGGGCCGCCTCCTGGAAGACGGCCCCTCGATCCACATGTCAGCATCCATCACTTCGCGCCTCTCCACTTGCGGGTGAGCCGAACCGTACAGACGGTCACCACCTCACCACTTGACAGGGGGGTGTACGCTCAAAAAGTCGCTAGCTACTAGCGGCACTCCGTGCCAGCGAGTACGGCTACTGCGCCGACCACAAAGGAGGCGCAGTCAAGTAGCTAAGAGCGAATAGCTACTAGCGGCACTCCGTGCCAGATACGAAGCAACTACACCGACCTACAGGGAGGTGTAGTCAAGTAGCTAACAGGACTAAGCCTCCCTTGAGGTCGGCTTAGTAGCTAGTAGCGGTACGTAGTACCGCTAGTCGCTAGGGAAATCATTCACGCGTGCATGATTGTGCTATGCACATGCTTCGGGCCCGGTAACCCAGCTGGTGGTGATCAGCTGCATGGCTACCGGGCCCGACTGCGTGTGGACAGAATTTTCCCTACCCACGGTCATCCTACCAGAGTTATGCGTTGATGTATAGATAGGATGCGTGCATGGCCGTCGTGCAGTTGACCCGCCCACCGCAGACCGATGACGAGCTGCACGCAGTTGTCGAAGCTCTCTGGGGCGTGAGCATCCCGAGGGTGCAGGTCTGCGAGGGACACGTCGCACCGTTCACGGCGTTCGCCCACGCGTACTTCAGCAGGCCGCCCAACATTGCTCTCTGGTACGCCAGCCGGGGTTCGGGCAAGAGCTACATGCTCGCCCTGCTCAGCCTCACCAAGGCCTTCGTGCAGGAGATGGATGTCACTCTCCTGGGCGGGAGCATGGCGCAGTCGCAGAACGTCCACGAGCACAACGCCCGGCTGCTGGCCGCCCCCAACGCACCGCGCCACGCGCTGCTCAAGGACACCGCCACCGAGATCTCCACCATGTCCAACTCCTCGGTGCGCCCGCTGCCGGCCTCGCAGAAGACAGTTCGCGGACCGCACCCCAACGTCACGCTGCTCGACGAGATCGACGAGATGGAGTACTCGATCTACTCGGCCGCCATGGGCCAGGCGATGCCCAAGAAGGACCGCCACGGCCACGAGGTCAACGAGTACACCGTCGCCGCAAGCACCTGGCAGAACCCGATCGGGACGTTCACCACGGTGAAGCGCGAGTTCGAGGAGAAAGGGCTTCCGGTCTTCACGTTCTGCTACCGGGAGAACCTGGAGCCGCACGGCTGGATGACGGCGGATTACGTGGAGCGCAAAAGGGCCTCGGTTCCCTCGGAGATGTTCCGGGTCGAGTTCGACCTCGGCGAGCCCACCGGTGACGCCAGGGCGTTCGACATGTCGAAGATCGAGCTCTACGGCGAGGTGCGCGCACCGCTTGAGGGCCAGGGACGCACCACGCTGGAGGACACCGAGGTCGTCTACGCCGAACCCGTGGGCAACCGCATCTACGCCGCAGGCGCCGACTGGGCCAAGAGCCAGGACTACACCGTGATCGTCGTGGTCGACATCACCGAGGAGCCGCGGCGGGTCGTGTACTGGCGTCGGATGCGTCGACAGCCCTACCCGACGATGTTCGGCGCCTTCGACTCGGCGATGAAGCGGTACCACGCAGTCGGCTACCACGACGGCACCGGCCTGGGAAACGTGGTGCACGACCTGCTGGAGAGTGACGCCAACAAGTTCGTGTTCGTCGGCCGGGAGCGCACCCAGATGCTGCTGGACTACGTCACCGCGTTCGAGAGCGGCGAGTACCGCATCCCTCGGGAGACCCCGATATTCGCCGAGCACAAGTACTGCCCGAACGACGCGATCTACCGGCGGCTGGAGGAGAGCGCCCATCTTCCGGACACGGTGGCCGCGATGGCGTTGGCGCATCGAGCAGCAGAGAAAATCCCGCAGCCCGCAGGCGACGCCGGAACGACGGTGTCGGTGCCCAAGGACCTGGTCGAGTGGCGCAACGCGCGACAGGCCGACAAGCAGTTCAACCTGCCGCCGGAGGAGCGGTACATGCGAGTGGGCGACGTGATGGTGGTGGACGAGTTCGATGGCGACCCGCTGTCCAACTTCTGGAGCGTGTGAATGCTAGGGCCTGCGGAGCTTGAGCTGGTGACCGACCCCTACGAACTGGCGCTGCTGCTCCCCGACTACCCGGACATACCGCAGCGTAAGGCCCGACCCAAGGAGGCCCGGCGCTACTGGGAGGCCGTCAAGCTGATGGTCCCGCTGGAGTACGACTGGCTCTGGCCGTTCTTCCGTCATTACGACGGCCATGCCGTGCTGTCGGGGAGCGAGGACTCCGATCTCGGATGGGCGCTGCACCGGCAGCTGCTCACGCTCACTGTCGGGCCGCCCCCGGACCCGGATCTCATCGCCTGCCATGTCTGCAACCAGCCGGCATGTCTGTCGAAGTACCACTGCTACTGGGGGACGGACCTCGACAACATGACCGACCGCAAGGAAGCCGGAAATTACTTCTACACGCCGCGCAAGCTCGATCTGCGCACGGCGACCCGGATCAGGGCGCTGCACGAGGGCGGCTCCAGCCACCAGGAGCTGATAGACCGCTTCGGGATCAAGCGACGCCAACTGCGCAACGTCGTCAACGGGTACTCCTGGGTCAAGCCTCCGGAAGAGGGTTGGTTGACCATCTGACACTGTGGCTGCCAGTGTGGTGACACTGTGAGTGGCTGTGTGGTGCTCTGACATCATCGGGCCATGCCAACCACCTCCGATCTCCGGGACGGAGACATCCCGCCTTCGCTGGTCGCGGCCGACGATCTGACCCCGCAGCAGGTGGCCGAGGTGATCCGCCGGGACCACACAGGCTGGGACGAGATAGGCACCACCGGCCTCAAGCGCTCCAGCGGCTGGATCGACGAGGAGTTCCTGCCGCAGCTGCGTGGCAAGAAGGCCGTCGCCGTCTACCGGGAGATGTCGCAGAACGACCCGATGATCGGCGCCCTGCTGTTCAGCATCGACCAGCTGGTCCGCAACATCGAGTGGACCGTGAAGCCCGCTGGCAAGAGCAAGGCGGACACCGAGGCGGCCAAGTTCGTCGAGTCCTGCATGGACGACATGGAGCACCCATGGAGCGAGTTCGTCTCCGACTGCGTCTCCTTCCTGCCGTACGGCTGGTCGTTCCACGAGACGGTCTACAAGCGCCGGGTCAACCGCTGGGCCAACGACCCGCGACAGCGCAGCCAGCACAGCGACGGCCTGGTCGGCTGGCGCAAGCTGCCGATCCGCTCCCAGGACTCGCTGTTCCGGTGGGTGTTCGACACCAACAGCGAGGCGGTGGCGATGGTGCAGATGGCGCCGCCCCGCTACCAGGCCGTGACCATCCCGCTCGACCGCGGGCTGCTGTTCCACTGGCGGCGCACCAAGGGCAACCCGGAGGGGCGCTCGATCCTGCGCAACGCCTACCGGCCCTGGTACTACAAGAAGCGGTTGGAGGAGTTCGAGTCCATCGGCGTGGAGCGCGACCTGGCCGGTCTTCCGCTGGTCAAGGTGCCCGCCGAGTACATCCGGGCCAAGCCCGGAACCGAGCAGCACAAGATGGTCGAGTCGCTGAAGAAGATGGTGCGCAGCGTCCGGCGCAACGAGCAGGAGGGCCTGGTCTTCCCGATCGCCTACGACCAGGACACCAAGCAGCCGCTGTTCAGCTTCGAGCTGCTGGGCTCCGGCGGTGGCCGGGCGTTCAGCACCGACGCGATCGTGCGCCGCTACGAGGAGCGCATCCTCATGACGGTGCTGGCCGACTTCATCCTGGTGGGCCACCAGCAGACCGGCTCCTACTCGATGCACGTGGACAAGACCTCGATCTTCCGGACCGCGCTGAATTCCATCGGCAAGTCGATCTGCGACACCTTCAACCGCTACGCGATCCCTCGGCTGTTCGAGGTCAACGGCTGGCGGCCCGCCGAGCTGCCGGAGCTGCAGGCGTCCGACGTCGACGTTCCTGACCTCGGGCAGCTGTCCCAGTTCATGACGGCCATGCAGGGGACCGGCGTCACCTGGTTCCCGGACGGGGAGATGGAGAAGTTCGTCCGCAAGGTGGCCCGCCTGCCGGAGATGGACGAGGAGTCCTACGAGGTGCGCCAGAAGATGAGCCGGCTCTCGGAGATGGCGGCCTTCGCCAACCAGCAGAACGCCGTGCTCCAGGCCAAGTCCCAGATGCAGCAGATTCTGATGCAGTCCCAGCAGGCCCAGGCCCAGGCGGTCACCGGGGCGCCACCTCCTCCCGGCGAGCCCGCGCAGGCCGCACCGCCGGGCGAGCCGACACCGCCGGGTGCTGCCGGGACGCCGCCGCAGCCGGGCCAGAACCCGCAGGAGGTGCCGCAGTGAGACGGAGTTCGGAGAGCGCCGCCAAGATGCACGGGGCCACACTGCTCGCCAACACCTACACCCCGGGCATCGCCGCTGCGATCGAGCGTTCCGACGGCACCGGAGCGACCGCTCTGCTGCGCATGGCGATCGACCACATCCGCAGCGAGTTCGACCTGACTGACGGCCAGGTCGACTCGGTGATGTTCTGGTCGATGACCGGGATGGCGTCGGCGATGCTGCGCAAGGCGACGCACATGGACTGCCAGAGCCCTGCCGATCTGGTGGCCGAAGTGACGATGCGGCAGCACCAGGTGGTCCAGCGAGCCGAGCAGGAGTAGCGCCGTGCCAGTCGTCAGGCAGACCAGGGTTTCCCAGGACGAGCGGGACAAGTACAAGGCCGCCGCCGCCATCGGCGTGCCCGGCGCTGCGCTGGCCTCGCTCGGCCAGCACCAGGCGGTGCACGCCTACGGCCGCAAGCTGGGCGGCGGCAAGTACACCAGGCCGAAGTTCTGGCAGTTCCGGGAGCTGTTCGACCCGCGCCGCACGCAGATCGCCGGTAGGCGCAAGTTGATCGGCGGTGCGGGCTGGACCGCCTCGATGGTCGGCTCGCGTATCGCGACGCCGCTGGCCGCGGGCGGCATCGTCGGTCTGGCGAGCACGCGCCAGCAGCCTCGGCAGGCCACCGACCGGGCCAGTCTCATCGACCGGGCGAAGGCCGGTACCGCCAACGCGCTGCACTCCAGCCGGGAGAGCGCCCCGAAGATGGACCGGGGCTCCCAGGCGGCGATGCTCGGCGCCACGCTGGGCGGCAGCACGGTCGGAGGCGCGGCTGCGTCCCTGGCGGCAGACGCCCGCCTCAAGCGCGCCAACCCGACTCGCTACCGGGCTCTCGCCGAGGGCCGCGCCCTGCCGCGGCACCGTCGCGCGCTTCTCGGCACCGCAGGGGCGATCGCGGGATCGGCTCTGGGCCTCAAGGCGGTCAGCGGGCACATCCAGCGCCGCAACCCGGACTACCGGATGACCCCGTTCGGGCCGCGCTACCGGGAGCGCGTTGCGGTCGGCAAGGTGGCCGGATATCCGAACATGGCCAGGTGGCGCATTGGCCCCAACGCTCCGGTCAAGAAGCCGAGGCCGCCAACGCCGGAGGGGATGACCCATTCGGAGGCGCGCGCCCGGAACAGAGCACTGCGGGAGAAGCAGCACCTGGAGTACCTGCGGACCAAGAAGCCGCTGCAGTACGCGCGTGAGACCCGTACGCCGTCGCGCTGGTACGAGCTGTCCGGGAAGCGCGTTCCGGTGTCGGTCAGCCGGGCCGCTCGCTTCGGTGTTGCGCCTACTGCTGGCGTCGGGATTCTGGCGCTGAACCGCAAGTCCGACAGCGGGCAGCGCAAGCGCGACGCCGGGCTCGGCGCTGCTGGCGCTGCCGCTGCGGGATCGGCGTACTACGGCGGCGCGTACGGGGCCAACCGGGTGTTCCAGCGGATGGCCAACGAGGACGTCGCCGGTGCCGACCTGAAGAAGCATGTCGCCAGGCACTATCGGCAGGCCGGCAAGCCCGCGCTGCTGTCCCGGGCGCACAAGGAGGCGTTCAACCAGGCGTACCGGACCACGCCGCACCACGTCCGGGGCGCGGCCGGGCTTCGTGCCGGGGCCCGCATCTACGGCGCCGGTGCGATCGGTAGGTTCCAGATGTCCGCGTTGGGTCTGGGCGCGTTGGGCGGTGTGGGTGCGTCACGCGCTCTCGGCCGTGGCCGGGAGCCTGCCAGCAAGTCCGCCGCCGTCACGGTGATGCCGACCACGGCACCAGAGCGGCGCGCCGAGGCCAAGCGCAAGCGGACGCAGGCTGCGCTGTCCACCGGGGCCGCCGTGGGCACGATCGGGTCGCTGGGGCTTCGCGGAGCCGGTGCGGGTACTGCCAAGTGGGGTGCGCGTCGGCTAGGAGCGCAACGCGCCAAGCGCATCGGCGATGTTCTCACCGCTCGGTCGTGGGACGCAAGCCTGACGGCCGGAAGCGTCGGCGCCGGCAGTTCGCTGTACTTCGGTCGGCAGCAGCGCCGGGAGGCCAACGAGCTGGAGCGGATGCGCCGCCCCCGGCTCGTCACACCGGTCACCGTGACGTCCAAGCGCATCACCGGAGCCGAGTTCCGGGAGCACGAGATCGCCCGGCGGCAGGAGATCGCCAAGGCGTTGTGGCGCGCCCCTAGGGTGACTCCGGTGGGGATGGCCCGTGCGCCGTCACCGTTCAAGGCCACGACGTACCAGCGGCGTACGCCGACTGGCCGTCTGGTGTCAGTAGCCCGCCGAGGAGGGATCGGATGAGCATTGTGCGCGCTGTTGCGCGGCTCGACCCCCGGGACGCAGACGTTCTGGTTGCTTTCACGCTGGGCGAAATCGCCATGGACTGCGACGAGATGGCCACGATTGCCGAGGCGGAGCAGGTCGCCAAGGCCCTGCCTGGGCTACGCCGTGCGCTGGTCCGCAAGTTCGTGCAGCGCCGTGTCGACGGCGAGGACGTGGCCGACCTCGTGCAGGCCGCTGCCGAGCTGACGCTCGCCGAGCGCGACGTGGTCGCCAAGTTCGGCCCGCAGCGGGTGTGGCGCGAGTCCGACATCCGGCGTGACGAGCGGGGCCGGTTCAGCCGGGAGTTCTCGGCGAGCCGGGCGAAGATCCCGCACCAGTCGATGACCTCGGACAACTGGGGCCCCGGCAACATGGCCGCGCTGGCGGCTTCCGGCGTTCCGGCCGCGGACCTGGACCGCTACGCCGAGGACTGGGCCCGGCTGCACGGCGAGGTGTCCCAGCTGCAGGACACCGGGGCGATCGGCGACTCCCCGGTGGCGGTCAAGATCCGCAACAAGACCAACGGACGGGTGTTCGAGCAGGAGGCGACGGACCCGTCCGAGATGCAGTGGATGCCCGGCGTGCAGCAGCCTGTCGGCTACGCCTGGCAGGGCGGCTCTCCGGCGGGTCTTGGTGCTGCCGGGCAGCGGCCGACGTTCGCCAACCTGGGCGCCGCGCTCAACGCCCGGCCTGCTACCGAGAGGCCCAACGATCTGCGCTACCAGCAGGCCGGTATCGCCGGGCAGGCGGCCCGGCAGTTGACCACCCCGGGCACTGTTCCGCACGCGGTGGGGACGCTGGCGAGCGTGGTAGGCGAGTTCGGCCCGCAGGCCGAGGAGGCTCTCGGCCCCAGGATGCGGCGCACCGCCTACCGGTACCGCGGCAACGAGGTGCGCCCGGACCCAGGTGTCGCCCGCGCGGTGGAGTCGGTGGACGAGGTTCCGTTGATCCTGTCGGACCAGCTTCCGGTGGGCGCCGACCCGTCCGTCACCACCAGCCCTAAGGCCCTGCAGGGCAACACCCCGGCGCAGTCGGCCGTGGCGATGTACGACCAGGAGTTCGACGGCAACGCCGAGCGCATCCAGATGCACGGCCGGTCCGACCAGGCCGTCATCGAGCTGGTCGACGACATCCCCACGCCGGAGCAGTACGCGCTGGGCCTGGAGTCCGGCACCCCACCGCCGTCCACCGGCGTGGTCATCGACAGCCAGGGCCGTGTCGCGCACCAGGCCGTCGGCTACGAGGGCGACCACTACCTGCCGTTCAACCTGCGCAACCTCAAGGCGCTCTCCGGCGGCCAGTACGTACGCACCCGCGGCACCGGCGGGCCCACCAGCGAGGACATCTACACCGGGCTGATGGGCAACGCCCGGATGATCACGGTGGCCAGCCGCAACGGCGTTTTCACGCTGGAGTTCAACCCCGAGACCCGCGGCTCCAAGCGGTACAGCGACAAGGCGCGCCGCATGGTGCGCCGCTACGAGCAGCTGCTGGACACGGTCAGCACGTCGGCCGGCGGCCGTCTGCGGCGCACTCCGGTCCCGGAGGAGACGCTGGACCGGATCAAGCAGCGCGCCTGGACCCGCTCCAACGGCAACCCGGCCGACTACCAGGCGATCGTGGACGCCGAGACCGCCAAGGAGCAGTTCAAGCTGGACCAGGGGATCGGCGTCGACAAGACGAAGATCCGCCAGCAGGCGGAGCAGGACCTGCAGGGCGGCTACACCGGCGCCAGCTGGTCGAAGCTGTCCAACGCCACCCGCGAAGGGATGATCGCGGAGCGGATGCGCGTCATCCAGGACGAGCAGGGCGCTCTCGGCGGCTCCTACCGCCTCAACGGCCCCGGCTACGCGTCTGCGCTCGACGCGCTCCAGCGCCAGTTCCCGGACCTGATCCGGCGCACCAGCTACCGGACGGTCAAGGAGTTCGGGAGCGACTTCGGCATGGGTCCGCAGTTCGCTGCCGTCCAGCAGCCCAGTCGTGGCGCCGGGGACAAGGGCTACGTCCTTCCCGGCAGCAACAAGCCGCACCAGGCGATGGTCGGCTGGTGGAACACCGACATCCAGCGCGGTACCGCGGGAGTGCGGGGCGACAAGCTGCCGGTCGCTGGCACCAGGCACAACAAGCAGCGGGGGACGTGGGCCGAGCCCGGTCTGTCGCGGCGTCGCCCGGAAGCAGAGGCCGAGCAGCCAGCGGTCAGGACGTCCGGTACCGGAATCGGCGCTGGCGGCGCTGGCGGTGCTGGCGGCGGGGCCGGCGCGCCCAGGCCCGGGTCGCCCGGCACCCCCGGGTCCACCCAGGTGAGCCCCACCGGCCTGGCCGCGGCCCTGATGGGCCGCGCCACCCAGGCGATCCCGCTGATCGGGCAGATGATGCCGGTCTACACCCGGATCACCAGCATCACCCCGACCCCCGACAACGTGGACATCGTTCCGGTGGACCCGCCGGACAAGCCTCCGGTGGCCCAGATGTCGGTGAGGGAAGTGCAGGAGCTGGACACCGCCGTCAAGGCCAAGTGGATGATGGAGAACATCAACCTCGGGGCTGACGACCCGCGCCTGAAGGAGGCGCTGCGCAGCCCGCGGATGGTCGACGGGCTCACCACCTGGATGCGTTCGGTGTCGCACAGGCTGCGCAGCCAGCCCGGTTTCGGGCAGGCCATCGGAGTCTCCTCGCCCGACCGGGTCGCCAACGAGCTCGACAACTCGATCAAGGAAATCGAGGAGATGGCGTCCCAGTCCGAGCCGCTGCGCGGTGGTGACCCGATGACCGCCGACCCCAGGGTGGGCGACATGATCCGGCCGATCGTCACTCCCGGTGTGGACGCGCTGCCGCCGGACCTGGACGCGCTGGACACCTACGTCGACGACGCTCCGGCTGAGGTCAAGGACTTCATGCACTCGATGGACGACCCGGCGGAGGCCAAGCGGATCGTCGCGGAGCACACCAGGCAGGGCCAGCGGATCAAGGCTCTCAAGGACTGGCAGGCCGGGGCGCAGTCGGCCTACCCGGTTGCGTCCGGGCTGGGTCCGGACGACTTCCGGGCGCTGGGTTTGACCGCCACCCAGGGCCCGCTGGGCCGGGACGACATGGAGGACGTCGTCGCCAACGCCAAGACGCTGGCGTCCGCGCTGCGCTCCGGGCCCGACGCGATCGCCTCGCTCCCGGACATCGGCGGCCAGCTGCACCCGCTGGTCGACCACCAGCGTCGCGCCGAGGGCATGTCGTTGTGGGCCGCGCGCAAGGCGTTGGAGGGCGAGCCCATCCCAAAAGTCAGCAAGGGGCTGGGCCGCGGCCCGGTCCCGCTCCGGCCGGTGGGCACCTCGTTCCGCTCCCTCGGCCCGCAGAGCGGACCTCGGGCGCGGGTGCGCAAGCAGTCGCAGGTGAGGGTGCATCAGCCGGACAGCCCGCTGGCCCGGGCGGTGGCCCGTCTGGTGTGACGCGGCCTGACGTGCAGCGTGTCCAGGCTGTGCTCGACCGGATGGACCGGCGGGTCGGCATGGGCCCGGTAAAGCGCAAGGTCGAGTCGCTGGTCGCCGACGCCAGGTACCAGATGGCCCGCAAGCAGGCGGGTCTGCCGGTCGAGCCCAAGGCCATGCACATGGTCTTCAGCGGCAACCCGGGCACCGGCAAGACGACCACGGCCCGTGACATCGCCGAGATGTACAACGCGCTCGGGCTGCTCCCCACCAAGAACGTGGTGGAGGTGACCCGCGGCGACCTGGTGGCCGAATATGTCGGACAAACGGCCAAGAAGACCCAGGACGTGCTCAACAAGGCGCGCGGCGGTGTGTTGTTCATCGACGAGGCGTACAACCTGGCCCGCGACGCCTACGGCAACGAGGCGCTGGAGCAGATCATGACCGAGATGGAGAACAACCGAGGCTCCATGGTCGTGATCGCCGCCGGCTACCCGCGCGAGATGCGCGACATGATCAACGTCAACCCGGGTCTGCGCTCCAGGTTCCCGACCAGGATCGACTTCCCGGACTACACCGTCGAGGAGAAGCGCAAGATTTCGCAGGGGATGGTCGGGCAGGGCCAGTACAAGCTCTCCCGGGGCGCCAGCGGTCGGCTGCACCGCGCGGTTGCCGAGATCGGCGGGTCCGGCAACGCCCGCGACGTCCGCAACCTGTACGACGCGATCCGCACGGCGCACGCCGAGCGGCTGGCGACCGTCCCGCAGCCGACCCGCCAGCAGCTGTCTGAGCTGACCGCGTCCGACGTCCGCCGGGGCCTGGCCGACTTCCAGGCCTCCCGGCACGAGGAGCCGGGCGAGTGATGAGCAACAGGTGGTGGACCGCGCAGGGCGGGCTCCCGGAGCTCGACGACGTCGAGCGTGCGTTGCTGGAGCCCACTGGTGACGCCGCCGTCGACCTCCCACAGGTCTTCCTGGCCTGGCACCGGGTCGGCTCGCGGATGGTGGGGGCGGTGGCGCGGTCGCCGCTGCCGGACGCGCACGCGATGGACACCGCGATCCTGGCGGTGTGCACCGACGCCTTCGACTCGATGACGTCCTCGGTGAGCAAGTCGCTGGACGGCTCCTACGCCCCGCTGCTGGTGCGCGACGTGGTGGCCGAGTCGGTGGCAGGCGCCCGCTCGACGTTCGAGTACCTGGTCAACGGCGGTGTCTCGCCGCCGGTGGCGATGGAGCGCACCGCTCTGGTGTTCGGCGTGCCGTTCCGGCAGCTCGGCTCCTATCTGCAGGTGGCCCGGCAGCCTGCGGCCGCCCCCAGGGTGGTTGACCACGAGGCGGACATGGCGGTGATGGCCGCAGCCCGGATGCTCGCCGCCTCCGAGGCCACCTCCCCGGTGTCCAAGGCGGGCGCGTTCCGCGAGGAGGAGGTGAAGCGGGACGACCAGGGCCGCTTCGCCACGGAGGGCGGCAGCAAGCAGCCGGCCGTTCGCCGTGGGGGCCGCATCCGGCTCAAGCGGCGCGCGGGTCGCCGTTCGGCTCAGGCTCCGGCAGCTGTGGCTGCCGAGGCCAAGGTGGTCGACCCCGCTGTGGCGGCTGACCAGGAGCAGATGCTCACCAACATCATGGACCGTCTGACAGCGCGTGCGGCTGCCGACAAGGCCAAGGTAGAAGCCGTCCGCCAGAAGCGGGCGCAGCGGGCCGCAGCCCGCGCAGCTCCGGCGCAGAGCCACGCCGACCAGGTGCGCGCCCAGCAGGCTGCGAACGACATGACGTTCGTTCGTCGGCACTTCGACCGGAGCCAGGACAGCGTGGTTGACGACGGCTACTCGGCGCAGCTGGATAGCCAGCAGAGCCAGCTGGTCGTCGAACGCGTCCTCATGTCGCTGAGCGGCGGAAAGCCGGATGTGACGTTGCGCGAGCTGGAGTTCGTCGGCGGCGATCTCGCTTCCCGGTTCACCACTGGCGGTGGGCTGGCGGTTGACAGCGAGGATCTGCGCCTCGCGGCCCCGCAGAGCAGGACCCATGTCCGGGAGTCAGCCAACGCGCTGCTGGACGATCTCCACCACAAGGTGAGTACCCGGGTCGGTCAGTTCAGCACCGACGCCAAGTCATTCGTGGCGCCACGGTCGCTGGCCGAGCGGAACATGCTGGACGACTACGCCGAGGGCATGATCCACATAGTGGAGTGGCCACCCACGCCCCAGGATCTCGCTCGTCCCGGGCACCACAATCCGGGCGCTCCCGTGCGTGTCACGTCGATGGACATGGGTGAAGCATCCGAGATGAGCGGGTACACCCCAGACCCCAGCACCGCTGACGACGTGCTGGCGGTGTTTCCGGCCGGGACGCTGGTCGGCGAGCTCGCAGAGTCGCGCCATGGGTCCGATCTGCGGGTGGACCAGGACATCTCCTACCGCGTCGAATACGGGTCGACGTCCTGGGTGCTGGACAAGACCACCGGGCGTTCGACCATGATCGTGTTCCTGAGCCCGACCGAGTCGGCGGACAAGGCGTACCGGTTCCGGGAGGAGGAGGTGCGCCGCGACGAGGACGGCCGGTTCGCCGTGGAGGGCAGCGGTGGCTCACCGCGGCGCAGCCGCCATACACGGGTGAGACGGCGCGTAGGACGATCCGACAGACCTGCTCAGGGATCACCGGCTACTCGGCGGGCTCCGGCACCGGCGTCCGCGGCTGACCAGATCGAGCAGGACGCGGTGATGGCGTGGGTGGCGGACAGCTTCGCCCGGCGCGGCATCAGCCACGAGGCCCGGGTGCAGGCGCACCGCGCTCGTCAGGCCGAGCGCCAACGCGCCCGCGAGCTGGGTCTGGCGGGCACCGCCACGGTCGCCAAAGATGCCGCCGGAGTGGTCGACCACGACGCGGAGACCGCTGTCGGGATCAACCGCGACTTCCTGGTGATGCCGCGCACCGGGTCGCTCGACGTCGACTCCCTGGTCGCTCCCATTGGGAGCAGCCAGGTCAAGTTCCGGCTCAGCCCGGAGGGTGTCGCGCTGCTCTCCAGCGACAGGGTGCTGGACACCAAGACGTACGACCCCTATTCGACGCTGCCCGGCATGGCAAGGATCGTGGCTGCTGCCCACTCCGATGTCAGTATCGACCAGCTGCTGACCGGCATGAACGATTACGAGTTCGCGGTACAGGCGGACTACGCAGCCGAGTACGGCGGTATCGACTCGATCGAGGACCCCAGCGACGCCGAGATCATGGCCCTGCAGGCCGAGCTGGACCAGGCCGTTCCCGCCCGGGACGACCGCCGTCGGGTGATTGCCGAGGCCGAGAAGGCGGGCAAGCCGTTCCGGGTGGTGACCATGAACGGACGCCCGGTGGCCGTTCCGGTGACCCGTGCGGTGTACGCCATCCAGCAGCCTCCTCAGGGCGTGGCCCTGGAGGACGCCAGGTTCGAGTGGCAGCGGTTCACGCAGCTGGAGCTGACCGGACGCGCCAGCGCGGACCTGACAGCGGTCGCCGGGGGCTACCAGCCCGAGTACTGGGTGGCCGTCTACGACGGTCGTGCCACTAGGGGAGGATGACAGCCATGAGCGACCGCAGCCTGAGGGCTTTGGAGGTGCTGGGTCGTTCGGACCCGGAGTACGTGGCCGTGGCCTCCATGCTTTACGGCACCGCTGACCCGGAAACAGTCCTGAGCGAGGTGTACAAGGCGATGCCGGACCAGGCCGACCTGGCGACGCAGACGCCTGCCCAGTTGCGCGCCGCCGCGCGGCGCGAGGAGAAGCGGCGTCAGCGGATGCAGGCCCGTGTCGGTCTCGCGTCCAACGTCGTCGGCCTCGCCGCCGGTTCGGCCGCGTTGGCCACGGCCGCCAGCAATCCCACGCTGCGGTCCTCCGGCCGCAAGCTGGGCGCGGAGTTCGCCGCTTCCGGCGGCAAGGCCGGGGGTCCGGTGACCCGGCGTCTGGCGACCAGGCTGACCGGCACCACCGCCAAGGGGCGTCTCATCCGGGCCGGCGCCATCGGTGCGGTCGGGCTGCAGGCGGCCAACACCGGTGGCGACATCATCGCCAACCGGGTGCTGGCGCGCAGCGCGAGCGGCCCGAAGAAGCGGCAGCCGGCAGCGGCCACGACCCCGGTCGCGAAGCTCGATGTTCGCGGGCTCGGCGCAGCCGGGACCGAGATCGCATCCGGCATCAAGGGCGGTGTGTTCGGCCGGGTCAAGCCGCCCAAGCCGGTGAAGATGGCCTGGACCACCACTGCCGCGCCGGGCGGGTCGGTGTCGTCCTACGGCCCGGCCGTGAAGGCACCCAAGGCGCCCAAGGCTCCCCGGACCGCACGCCGCGGCAAACTGGCGGTCACCGGCCGCCAGAAGGCACCTCCTGCCACCCCCAATGTGCTGCCGCCGCCGGTGCTTCCGGCGAAGCTGGGCGCAGCCGAGACGCCCCACGCCGGAAAGGTGTTCAAGCCTCCGGAGCGTGCCGCCGGTGACGTGCTCGGTCCGCCCGGCACAGCGCCCCCGCTGTCTACGAAGCAGAAGGCCGGCCTCGGGGCTGCCGTGGTCGGCGTCCCGTACCTGGTCGGGCGTAGTTCCGGCGGGCAGGAGTCGTACTACAAGCGGGACACGACGGTGGAGTGGACCGGAGAGTTCGCCAAGGTGGACACCGACAAGCGGTTGGCGTTCGGCTGGGCGTCGGTGACCAAGCTCAACGGCCTTCCGGTGGTCGACAAGCAGGGCGACTGGATCACCGACGACGACCTGGAGGACGCCGCGTACTCCTACGTGGTGAAGTCCCGCAAGGGCGGCGACATGCACCGCCGGGTCGGCGACCAGCCGTTCCACGCCGCCGACCTGGTCGAGTCCTTCGTGCTGACGCCGGAGAAGGCCGAGCGGATGGGCCTCCCGCAGGACACCCCGATGGGCTGGTGGGTCGGCTTCCGGGTCAACGACGACGATGCGTGGCAAGAGGTCAAGAAGGGCAACAGGACGGGATTCTCGATCCACGGCTCGGGCCGTCGGCGCGAGGTCGACTACGACTCAGTGATGGCTGGTGCATGATGCCGTACGCGCTCAAACAGGCAGACCAGATCGAGCTGGGTCGCATACAGGGACGCGCTGATTATCGGTACGCCGAGGCCAAGCGCCAGCAGAAGCGCACCGTCCCGCTTCTCGGCGGGATGGTCGGCGGTGCGGCCGCGACAGGTGTCGGCTACCGGCAAACGTTCCGTGGAGCGAGTAAGGCCCCCAGTGGGCGGTCTCTCGGCGGAATGCTGATCGGAGCCGGAGCGCTCAGCTCGGCCGGGTCGCTGGCCGGGATGCTCGGCCAGGCGAAGGTCAAGAATCGGATTATTCGTGAGCACAACGCTGATGTGCGCGCGTTGAACGCGCTGGAGAGCCGCACCCGGGTCAGCCAGGGGGCGAGCAAGACGCGAGCAGCAGGGAGCGGTGGCGTGGCCAACCCCAAGCAGATGTCCAAGAGCCTTGGAGCCTCGCTCCCTGTCGTCGTCTCCAAGGGGAGCCGGATCAGGGACACCGAGAAGTACAAGCAGCACCCGACCAACCTGATGATGAACCGCGGCAAGTACCAGGTGGAATACCGGGAGGGCAGCGTGCCCAGGATTGCCGGTCACAACGTCGGTCCCGCTTTGCTCGGGGCTGCGCCAGGGGCCGCGATGATGGGCGCCGGGGTGCACCACGGGATGCGCGGCAAGGGCAAGCTCGGGGCGGCGCTGTATCTGGGCGGCGTCCCGACGCTCGCCCTCGGCGCCGGTGCCGGCGCTCATCGCGGGATGCAGCGCTCCATGCGTCAGGGCGACATCCGGATCACCGATCGCAAGTCCGGCAAGCGCGCGACCGGGACTCGCTTCTGGTCGGGCAAGCCGAGCGGGTGGGAGTGAGCCATGCCATTCGCGAGCGCCAAGCAGCGTCGGTTCATGTACTCCCAGCACCCGGAGATCGCCCAGCGCTGGACCGACGAGGCGAAGGCCGAGGCGGCTCGACGGTCGAAGGAGTCCGGCAAGAAGGTCCGCCCGGTCTACATCAAGCCATGGAGCCAGCCCAAGAGTGAGCGCGGTCGCGCGAAGCGCGGCAAGGCCAAGGCCGAGGTCGAGAAGTCGTTCGGTCCGGACAACGTCGGCCGCCAGGGCGCGCACGGCGTCAACCGTGGCTGGACCGACAAGGCCAAGCGCGACTACCAGATGGCCGGTGGCGCGATTGCGGTCGTCGGGGCTGCCAACATGCCTGGCGCTGGTCGGATCACCGAGCACGGCGTGAACGCCTCGACATCCAGTACGGGCAAGGCCGTGTGGCGCGGCATCGAGCGCGGTCGCACCCATGGTGTGATTCCTGCGGGGCGCGTAGCCGGACGCCAGCTCATGAAGATCAAACCGGTGGCTGATCTTGCCAGCAACATTCCGACCAGGGCGCGGCCGTTCCTGCTGCTCTCGGCCGGAGCCTCCATGATGCGTGGCGAGATACCCAAGCCGGTGGAGATGCTCAACCCGATGGGGTGGTCAGGATGAGTCGATGGGGAGATGGCTCGGTGTGCAAGTCCGAGTCCGGTGATCGCTACCGGGAAGGGACCGAGATTCTGCGCCGTGGGCGCGAGACCGATCGGGACTCCGAGCGCGAGCGGCTGCGCGAGAAGCAGATGGCCGCCTTCGCGCAACGCCAGGCCAGACGCCGCGAGGCCTACGACCCTGAGGCCGACCGGCAGCGCCGGTACGGCGCGTACATGGGGGCGGCAGGCACCGGCGGCGCTGTCGTCGGAGGCTACGGAGTCCGCAACCTGCGTCGCGCCAACAAGCCGCTGCCCAGGGGCGGTCTGCTAGTCCCGCGCAAGGCCGCAGGTCAGCTGGGTGGCGCAGCCGCTCTGCTCGGCGGCGCCGGGTACCTGTTGCACCGAAGCGGCAAGCGAGAGAACAAGGGGTGGCGCTGATGGCCGGAAAGGACAGTTCTCGGAGCGGCAAGGGCCGCTCCGGCAAGTACGTCAACGGAGGTCGGCAGGCGTTCATCGACGCCGCAGTGACACCGCCCGCGCCTCCCACACCGCCACCCGGGCCTGCGGCTGCGCGGGCAGCTGCCCGGCCCAAGCCGTTCGCCAGTGTTCCGGTCATCCAGTCGCCGGTGGCGACAGCGCGTGCCCGGGGCTATGCGATCGGCAATAGGGCCGGCCGTGCCGCCCGGGTCGTCGTGCCTACCGCCGTGGTTGGCGGCGGCCTGTATGCGCTGCACCGCAGCAGGCGCAACAAGCAGGTCCAGGAGGAGGTCGGCAAGCGTGCCGATGATGTCGTCCTGGACTACATGGAGGCCATGGACGGCTACCTGCGTGACGCTGCTGTGATGAGATGGTGACGCGATGGCCAGGACAGTGAAACGGCTTTTCGACCTCGACATCGACGAGGTGAGTCTTGTCGACCGTGCCGCCAACCAGCACGCGGTCATCACCTTCACCAAGCGGGCCGATCCCGAGGAGGACCCCATGCCCGGTTTCTACGACTCCGACGGCGACCTAGTGGACGAGGTGGAACTCGACACCGGTGACGTCGTGTACGACGAGGACGGCAACGAGTTCGTCTTCCTGGACGACGACACGGCCGAGGACCTTCTCGAAGCCGGCGAGATCGACGAGTCGGATCTGTTCGCCATGGACGAGCCGGTCGAGGTCGGCAAGGCGTCGCGTTGGAAGGCCTCCCAGGGCGCCATCGAGTACATGGCCGGCCAGGGAAGCACCAACGCCAAGGCTCTCCAGCGGCGCGCCGCGCGTCAGGCCGCTGCTGCGGCCGAGAAGCCGGGCCCCGACCTCGCGACCCGCGCCCGCAAGTACAAGTACCTCAAGGAGCGCGGCCTGGCCGGTCCTGCCGGCACTGCTGCACCCGGGCTCGGCAGGGCTCTCAGCGAGGGCTGGGCCGCCGGCGGCTCGGCGCAGAACGCCGGTCGTGGCACGCAGCTCGTTCGTGGCGCGTTCGGGCCCAACGAGAACCGGGCCTTCGGCGCAGCCGCGCATGTCAGCCGCAACCGTGGCAAGTACGCGATCGGCGGTGGCGCTGGTCTCGTGGGCGCCGGTTACGGGGTCGCCCAGAAGTCCCTCGGCTCGGAGGTCTACGAGGAGCTGTCCAAGGCTCTCACTGACTCCGACCGTGACGCGGTGATCTCCAAGGCGATGGACGTCGTCGCGCAGGCGCGCGAGGAGGCCGCACTGGCCAACGCCCGGGTCGCCGAGCTGGAGGCCCGCGAACGCATGACGGAGTACGTCGCCAAGGCCTCCCAGTACGACCTCCCGGTCGACCCAGAGGAGCTCGCGGCGCTGCTCTACGAGGTCAACAACTCGGTCAGCAAGAGCGGCCAGAAGCTGCTCGGCCAGATTCTGGAGCAGGCGGCCAGCGCGGGTCTCTACGACGAGATCGGCGCTACCGGTGACTATGTGGACACGCAGGTCATGGGCATGGTGTCCGGCTTCGCGGACCAGCTGGTGGCCAAGAGCGACCTGTCCCGCGAGCAGGCCGTCGTGGCGCTGTTCGAGACCAACCCCGCGGCGTACGACCAGTACATCGCCGAGCAGCGCTGAGGAGCTGAGAGATGAGCTACGAAGAGTCTCTACGGTCCATCTCGTTGGACGCCGACGCGTCCATCGGGGTCTACACGGGCGTGCCCGGGATGCCTGGGTCCGCCGATCCCAACGCGGGCAAGCAGTACCGCTTCGTGAAGGTGACCGGAGCCCACGCGGTCGGTCTCGCCACAGCGGCCACTGACGCCATCGTGGGGGTGCTGCAGAACAAGCCGCAGTCCACGGGCATGGCGGCGACGGTCGGCATCAGCGGCGTCACCAACGTCGTCGCCGGCGGCAACATCACCGCCGGCGCCAAGGTGGCTCCCGACGCCAACGGGGCGGCTGTCGTCGACGCCACCAACGGCCGGTGCATCGCACTGGGCGCCACAACCACAGTGGGAGCTCTCGTTCCCGTTCTGATCAGGCTCTGAGGGGAGTGATGAGCGATGCCTAGCCCGACGCAGGCCGACCTGCACGTCAACGTCCCGCTGACCAACGTCAGCGTGGCCTACATGCAGTCCGCCGACACCTACATCGCGGACAAGATCTTCCCGCGGGTGCCGGTGCAGAAGCAGTCCAACATCTACTGGAAGTACTCCAAGACCGACTGGCGTCGCACGGACGTGCAGCGTCGGGCACCCGGGACGGAGTCCCCCGGGGTCGGCTGGAACAACCTGACGGACAGCTACTTCTGCCACGTCTACGCGGTCCACAAGGACATCGACGACCAGACGCGCGCCAATGCGGACAGCAACTTCAACATGGACCGGGACTCCACCGAGTTCATCACGAACCAGCTGCTGCTCAAGCGCGACATCGACTGGGTGTCCCGGTACTTCAAGACCGGTGTCTGGACGACCGAGAAGACCGGCGTTGCGGCGACCCCGACCACCGGCCAGTTCCTGCAGTGGAACGACGCGGCGTCGGACCCGATCGGCGACGTGGCCCGGTGGATCATCGACTTCCGCAAGCTGACCGGCTACAAGCCGAACAAGATGGTCCTCGGCGCCGAGGTGATGGCTTCTCTCAAGCAGCACCCGGACATCATCGACCGGATCAAGTACACCCAGCGCGGGATCGTGACCGAGGACCTCATCGCCACGCTGTTCGACGTGGACGACCTCTACACGAGCTACGCCACGGTGGCCACCGGGCCGCAGATCCCGGACGCCAAGGCGCAGGACGCCGCGGGCACGTTCGACTTCATCACCTCGCCCAAGGCTGCGCTGCTCGCGTTCTCGACCTCGGCACCGTCATTGCAGACGCCTACCGCCGGGTACACCTTCACGTGGAGCGGCTACCTGGCCGGCAACGCCCGTGGCACCCGGATCAAGCGCTTCCGGATGGAGCACATCGCGGCCGATCGCATTGAGGCCGAGATGACCTACGACATGAAGGTCGTCGCTCCTGACATGGGCGTGTTCCTGAACACAGTGGTGGCGTGACGTGTACCGGCCACCGGTCTCGCTGGTCGCCCTGCGCAGCGTCGTTTTCGGCGGCGCTGCGTGGGCGCGCGGCTACCGGCTGACGCCCGCAGACCTGAAGCTCAAGAACGTCCAGGTCGCCATCGCCAAGGGCTGGGTCGGGACGCTCCCGGAGCTCTACGGGCGCAAGGGCAAACTGGCCCGGCCCAGGCCGGGTCACGTGAGCCCGGGGGCGCTGAAGGCGTACCCGACAGGGTCGGGCTGCTCGTTGACCGGAGTGAAGAACGTCGGCAACCCGATGCAGTACGACTTCACCTTCGCCGGGTCCGGCTGGACGGCGTCCGGGGTCTGGTACGACTTCGGCGACGGCGTGGAGTTCGTGGCGAAAGACACCGCTCCGGTGAGCCACGTCTACCGGACTGCGGGCACGTACACGGCTCAGGCCAACGGCTGGAACGCCACCCAGGGCGGACGTGCGGTTGCCACCGCGACTCCCACAGTGGCCAGGCGCGTCGATGGCGCTCCCACTACACGGCGGAAGAAGGTGACGGATGACGACGCGGCAAAGGGCGCGGAGTAGGGCCAGCACCCATCCCGAGACCGTGCCGGTGCCGCTCGCCGAGGACGACACGGGCGAGCAGTGGTTCGCCCGGCGTCCGATGCGCCTGTCCGGCCGGAACTACGGTCCGGGCGAGCGCATCCCACCGTTGGTGATCGCCAGCCTCCCGAGGCCCGAGGCGCTGATCCGGGCCGGGCTCGCCACCAAGGGCTGAAGGGGGCCACATGTCCTGGTCCTACAGCGGTGATCCCAAGACTTCGGACCTGGACGAGTGCCGGTTCTGGATTCAGGACACGCTTGTCGACCGGCAGCTCCTCTCCGACGAGGACCTGACCTACCTGCTCGACGCGTACATGCCGGAGTACCAGTCGGTCATCTACACCTCGGCCATCGCCTGCGAGATCATCGCCAGCCGGTACGCCCACGAGGTGGCGGTCAGCGCCGACGGCGTGTCGGTGGGCATGGGCGACCTGCAGAGCAAGTACACCCAGTTGGCCGCCCGGCTGCGCGAGCTGTACAAGACCGGGGTCACAGCAGGGTCGGTGGACGTCGACCGGCTGCTCACCGACATGTCCTGGGACTGGACGATCCCGCCGTTCGTGTTCGGGATCGGGCACATGGACAACGTGGATGCCGGGGAGCAGGAGTACGGCGGCATCAACAGCGCGTACTCGGCGCCCTACGCCTATCCGGACCCTGAGGCCGGTGGCCCATGAGGCTGTCCGGCTGGGGTCTGGCTGAGTACATCGCCACCACTTACTGCAACCGCAACATGACCAGCACCGTGTCGGTGGTGCGCAAGTCCGTCCCGGTGCTGGACCCGGACAGCGGGATGCTGTCGTCGCTGGACGACCACGTCGTGTACACCGGGATCGCCCGGGTCTACTCGGTGTCCGGGCCGCTGACCATGCAGGTCGGAGACGAGCCGCAGTACTTCTCGGCCACGACGGTCTCGATACCGGAGCGCACGGACCCGTGGCCCCAGGTGGACGACGTGGTGACGATCCTCACCTGCCCTGACGACAAGGTGGTCGGGCGCTCCTACCGCGTCACCGATGTCAACGTCGCGGGCCAGTTCGCGTCCGCGCTGGCGCTGTCCTGCACCGGCGTCCAACCTGCGAGGAACGCATGAAGAAGGTCGAGCTCCGCAAGACGTCACCGGAGAACCCGCTGATGAAGGCGCTGAAGGAGACTCCGGACCAGGCGGTGAACCAGGTGCAGAACAAGGTGTCCGCCAAGGTGGCGCTGGCGGCCAACCAGGTGACGCGGGTTCCGGGCGCGACGGTGTCGGTGCGTAACTACCAGCAGGGCATCCGCGTCGTTGTCACGGCGCCGGCGAATACGGCGGGCGCAGCGGTCAAGGCGTACGACAAGGCAGTGCAGCTATGAGGGTGCTGTCGCTGCGACTCGTCACGGACACGATGCTCCAGCATCTGGCCGAGTCGCTTCCGTTCCCGGTGGGGGACGGCGTGGCTCCTGCCGCCGGAGGATGGGAGGCCGGAACACCCAACACGGGCCAGTTCACCCCGTACGTGGTGCTCAAGTGCACGGGGGCCACGGACGCCCAGGGTCGGTCCATCGGCAGGCCGTGGGGCGCGTGGGACGTCACATTCTCGGTCGGTGCGTACGGCGGCCTGCGGGGCCAGTGCGACTGGGTGGCCGATAGTGTCCGGCTCGTGATGGCCGACACCTTGGGCGGGCGAGGCTTGCTGTCCGTCGATCAGAACGGAGATGAGTGGCGTCTCGGAGGATGCCGCTCCTCTACGGTCGGAGGTCCATACCGGACCGACGAGGTGGACCCGCCGTACTGGCAGACCACCGACGCCTATCAGTTCACCTACGACCTCTCGCGCACTGCGTAGGTACGATCCCCTCCAAGGAGGACGGCGCCATGACAAGGTTCATCCCGAACGAGCGGAGCTACGTCGGCTTCGCTACCACCATCGCCAACATCCAGGCCCCTACTGCGGCTGAGATCGCGGCGGCTGTCGATCTGACCGGGTTCTGCGTGTCCATCAACGCGTCCGCGCAGGGCAACACCGTGCCCACGCCAGCGCTGGACTCGCTGTTCGAGACGTCGATCCTCGGCACCTCGCAGGCGTCGTTCACCGCGGACTTCTACCGCGATGACGCTGCCGACACCGCGTGGACCACGCTGCCGCGGGCTGAGGAGGGGTTCTTCATCATCAGCCGTGTCGGAAGTTCCGGCACCGGTCATGTGCCGGTGGCGACCGACAAGGTCGAGGTGTGGCCGGTGATCGTGACATCCCGACAGGCGGGCGCGATGTCGTCCAACACTGTCCAGACGTTCACGATGAACGCATCGGTACCGGTAGTTCCGGCGGAAGACGCTGTCGTCGCCGCGTGAGGCTCTGAAAGGGACGAGACATGGCTGCACGCACGAAGGGCAAGCCTGCCCGCAGGCCGGCTACTGCTGCCGACCTGCTGAAGAAGCCTGCGCGGACCCGCGAGGTGACGTTCAGGTCAACGGACGACTCCGGCGACCCGGTCGAGCTGGTGCTGGTGCTGCGCGCCGTCGGCGCCAAGCAGTGGGACGACCTGGTCGCCGACTGTCCTCCCAGCGCGGATCAGAAGAAGGAGGGCGCGCTCTACGACGTGGCCAAGTTCGCTCCGCGTCTGGTGTCCGCCTGCTCCTACACGCCGCTGATCACGCAGGACGAGGCCGAGGAGATCTTCGCCTCTGACAGCTGGAACAACTGGGAGACGCAGTCGCTGTTCCTGGCTGCCGCCAGGTTGTGCAACCAGGACTTCGACGTCCCTTTCACCGACAGCGCCTCCGGAGAGACCCCAGCTTCTACCTAGAGATGCAGGTCTGCTTCGACATCGGGATACCGCACAGCGAGTTCCTGGAGTGGAGCGGCCCTGACCGGGCCAAGGCGCTGTCGTTCGCCATGGAGCGCAACACCAGGTGTCAGATGTGCGGGACGGCTGACTGGGAGTGGGAGGAGGACCCCCATGCCTACGTCCCGATCGAGCAGGTCTGCTGGGGCTGCTACCACAAGGAAGGCGCACGCCTCGACAAGCACTCGGACATGCCCGGGACCAGGACGACTCTGGTGACTTCCGCGCAGGCTGAGAAGATCGCCAGTACACCGGCGGTGCGGCCTACTAGGAGGTAAGTCGTGGCAGGCGACCAGTCCGTCACCTACGAGTACGAGGCTGATGTCTCGGGCTACGTCAGCGGGATGCAGGCCGCCGTCAAGGCGAACCAGGCGCTGGACGCTTCGATCGCTGCGGTGAACGCCCAGAGCGGCAGGTTCGGCAAGACGCTCACGGGCATCATCATGGGCGTCGGCGGCATGGTCGGCATGAAGCAGGGGACGCTCGTCGCCGCCGGCTACGAGAAGCAGCTGTCCAACCTCAAGGCCACCACCGTTGTCGCCAACCGGGACTTCGGTGCGCTCAGCAAGACGATCAAGGGGCTCTCCCGGGACTTCCCGCAGACCTTCGGCGACTCCCGCCAGGTGGTCGAGAACCTCAACATGATCACCGCCTCCAGCAACAAGACGGCGGGCCAGCTCAAGCAGCTGGCGGTCACGGCTACCAAGCTGTCCGGGGCGACGGGCACCTGGGCCCCGCAGATGGCGCAGGACTTCGGCCTGCTGAGCAAGCAGTTCGGCAACCTGGACCCCAAGCGGTTCGAGGCGATGGCCGACTCGCTGACGACGGTCAGCGCCAAGATGGGCACCTCGGCCCAGTCCGTGGCCAGCTTCTCCAAGCTGATCGGCCCGCTCGCGCAGCAGGCCGGTATCGGCCAGAACGCGGTGCAGGGGATCTCGGCGGCTTTCACGTCGCTCGGCGAGGAGGGCGGCCTGGCCGCCAACTCCTTCAACCAGATCCTGTCGATGATGAACAAGTCCGTGCGCGACGGGACGCCGGAGCTGCAGTTCTTCGCCGACATGGTGGGCCAGACCAACGAGCAGTTCACGCAGCTGTTCAAGGACAACCCGGCCGAGGCGATCATCCAGCTGTTCGACGCCATCGGGAAGGGCGGGCCCAACGCAGGACGCCAGCTGGAGGCGCTCGGGCTGGACTCCACCCGGCTGCAGCGTCAGGTGGCGCTGCTGTCCCGCTCGGGGACGATGCGCACCTCGATCCAGACGGCGGTGGAGGCGACCGGCACGGGTTCCACCGCGGAGGGGGCCGAGGCGTCGTTCGGCGGGCTGTCCGACTCGATGACGGAGCTGACGGAG